ACAGACCGCATCTGATGAAGGCGGTACAAGATCTGGACGATTGTCTTCAAGCAATCCTAATATGCAACAAGTGCCAAAGCGTTCGGACATTGGAAAACGAATACGATCGTTATATATTGCGGAACCTGGTAGGCTTTGGTGCAAGGCTGACTACAGCAGTCAAGAACCAAGACTTCAAGTGCACTACGCTTTGCTCGGACAATTCGGACGACCACTCCCAGGAGCAGAAGATGCACGACTAGCATTCGAACAAGGAGAAAAACTATACACTTTCTTTGAGAAAGCTACTGGTTTACCTTACGATACCTGTAAGATGTTGTGCCTTGGCATCAGCTATGGTATGGGTATGAAGAAGATGGCTAAGACACTAGGCATATCGGAGGATATGTGTACATCTACTATGCGTAAGTTCAATCAAGAGGCACCGTTCCTCAAGATACTCTTTGACAATGTAATGAACCTAGCTAGCAAGCGTGGTTACATCAAGACTATACTAGGTAGGCGTGCACGCTTTGACTTCTGGACACATAGCTTTGATGAGACACCAGTCAAGACATATGGATATGCTAAGACTAAGTGGGAAGACAAACAGTTGTTCCGTGCCTTCACATCTAAAGCATTGAACAGATTGATACAAGGCTCTGCTGCTGACCAAGCCAAGGTAGCAATGGTCAATGCATACGAAGCTGGCTTTGACTTACGCCTGCCAGTACACGATGAGATTAATGCCATGGTTAAAAATGAACAAGAAAGTCTTGACTTAAAACTAATCATGGAGGAAGCTATTCCACTTAAAGTACCAGTGATTGCAGACATAGACCTCGGTCCAACCTGGTGTTAGAATTTATGAATAACATATTAGAAGAAGCACAACGCCTAGTAAATACAGATAGGCATCAAGACTATGGAGATCCAAGTGAGGATTTCTCTAGGATAGCCACCATATGGACAACATTATTATCAGAAAGATTGTTGGAAGACTTGACACCTGAAGATGTAGCCATCATGATGATTGCTCTCAAACTTTCAAGAGCAGTATTTAATTATAAGAGAGATAATTGGATAGATATTGCAGGGTATGCACACTGTGCTGACCTGTGCTCACAACATAAACAACAAAATCTATGACAGATGAACCACGAAACATACAGCTATCTGAACTAACAGAACTTGCTGAACAACTAGCAGAGCTAGACACATCTATTGCAACCAAAGAAGAAGAAGTAAGTACACTAAAGCAACAGCGTAAGACTATTGCAGAAGAACACTTACCTCAACTAATGGAGCAAGCAGGTGTTAACACTCTTGAACTAAGCGATGGTAGAAAGATTGCTATCCAAGAGTTTGTTGATGCACGAATCAAAGATCCAAACACAGCGTTTGATTGGTTGCGTGAAACTAACAATGAGTCAATCATTAAGAATCAAATCACTCTCAGCCTCGGTCGTAACGAGGACGCTCTTGCACAAGAGATTATGAATAAGATTCAAAGAGAGTATGGAGATGTGCAGGTTGATAATAGAATATCAGTCCACAATATGACTCTAAAGTCTTTCTGTAAGGAAGCACTGGATAACCCAGAGCTGGCAGAAACTTTGCCAAAGCAAGCATTCGGCATATACGAAGGCAAGCGAGCAAAGGTAACACAGTAATAAAGAAACAAGATATGGCGTTTGATATAGCACAAGTATCAGGACAAGGCACAGAGAACCTAGACACAGGTTCTTCGTTGCCTTTTATTAGGATCCTTCAGGATCTGTCACCTCAGTTAAAGAAACAAAAAGATGAATATATCGAGGGGGCAGAAGCTGGGGATCTGTTCTACGGTAAGACAAAGAATGTTTTACCTAGACCACTCAAGGTAATCCCTACTTATACAGCATCACTGTATACAGAATGGGTACCTCGTAACAAAGGTGGAGGCTATGTAGCTTCGCACCCACTTAACATCGTCAGCAATCCTAACTACGAGAAAGGTCGTGAGCGTCAGTATGACGAGTGGCTTGGAGAAAACGAGCTACGCTTCACAACATACTGGTTTGTTATGATTGAACTAGATGGAGCTTGGGAACAAGCAATCATCCCGTTCACATCGTCACAACTTAAAGTATCTCGTAAGCTAACAGCTGACATAAACAGATTCAAATATGATGACGAATCCCTCAAGTCCGTCAAACCGCCTCTCTACGCACAGAGCTGGACGGTTGATTCAATTCTTGAAACAAGTAAGAACGGAGACGATTACTATAACTACTCGTTTAGTAACCCTGTCGTGCTCGATTTTGAAAAAGATGAGCAACTTCTTACTTTGGCTAGTGAGACTTACGCTTCGGCTGCAGATACACCTCTGCTCCAAACTGAGGAACTTCCTCAATTGGTTAATACCGAGACTACAGTCAATCCTTTCTAGAATACCTAGATAACCCACGCCTTGGGGGTCAATGCCCTCAAGGCTTTTTTATCATGATACCACTAACAGAATTAGCTACGCAGTTTAAAACTTTATTTGCAGGTAACCCCAATGTATATGGGCAGACTGTACTAACAGGTAAGATACGAGACAGAGATGGTAAACATGATTCAAAGTCTTTCTTAGTTAAGTCTAAGATTACTACTGAGATATGGGAACAACACCTTACTGGTAAACGATTAATAGGTTGTACACCTATACTAGATAATGATCGTGTGCTGTGGGGTGCGTTAGATATAGATGTATATCAGAACAGCAACACAATAGAAGAACTAGTTAACAGTATTAAAGACAACAAGCTACCGTTTGTTATCTGTCGTTCTAAGTCTGGTGGTGCACATGTCTACTTGTTTGTATCAGAAGAAGTACCTGCTAAAGATATGATAGATAAACTAAAAAGTTTCTCTGCTTTCTTTGGTCAAGGTGTGTGTGAGATATATCCTAAACAACCAAAGATTGGTAGTCGCAAAGACGACAGCAAGTATGGTAACTGGATCAACATGCCGTACTCTGGTAACCCAACACTACAGTATGCAGTCAACGAACAGTTTGAATCACTAAACCCTGAGCAGTTTATTGCCTACGCTAACGAACGCAAGCTTACTAAAGATGAGTTCGTACAGCTAGAAGTTCCCAAGATATCAACGGAACTACTACCCGAAGGACCACCGTGTCTTAATTATATATTTGAAAACAGAACAAAAGAATCAGAGAATCGTAATGTAACTTTATCTAATGTAGCTGTATATCTAAAGAAAGCACAGCCATCTGATTGGAAGTCTAAGTTACACAAGTTCAACAAGAAGTTCTCTGACCCACTACCTGACAGAGAGGTAGATGCAATTATTAAATCTTATGAAAAGAAAGAATACAAATATCAATGTGCACAAGAGCCGTTATGTAGATACTGTGACGCTAAAGCCTGCGGACAAAGAAGACATGGCATTGGCACTGAAGAGTTCCTACCAAACAACAGGTCTCTTATCCAGCTTAAATCCGATCCGCCTCTTTGGTTTCTTACGCTCGATAATGAAGAGATCCAACTAACAACTTCTGAGTTTGATAGCTTCCAGTTATTTAATCAGAGAGTTATGGAAAGATTGTTGTTTAAGTATCCACCAATCAAACAAGAAGACTGGATCAAACAACAAAATCTATTGCTAAAGAATTGTGTACGCATTGAAGTACCATTCGAGATGACACCTGTCGGTCAGTTCGTAGAGTATCTATCTACCTTCTGTTCCAATGCTAGTGAGGATACCAACCACATTAGAAACGGTGCTGTCAAGCAACCTAACAACTACTATATATTTAGAATGGTTGATCTCAAAGACTACCTATCACAACAAAGATTCTCTGAACTACCTGACAATAAGATACTGTCTGTACTTAAGCGTACGCTTAAAGCAGACACAACAAGAGTATCAGTCAAGAGTATTCAGATAAGATGTTGGCGTGTTAACGGAGACAACTTACATCTAGATGTTACACAACCTATGCCAAGTTTAGAACACGATGATTCCTATTAGTTTTATAATGATACTAGCTACGATTGAATCCAATCAGAATCCTAGAGCTGTAGGCGATGACTTAAAATCTATTGGTATCTTACAAATGCAAGAAGCATATGTACAAGATGCAGCTGAGTATGCTAATGAAAACTGGGCACATATGGATGCACTCGATGAACTAACTGCTATTAAAATTTTCCGTGCCTACATGGCACGCTATGCTACTGAAGAACGACTAGGTCGTCCAGTTACCCTGGAAGATATAGCTCGTATACACAACGGTGGTCCTAACGGATACAAGAAACAATCAACAATACCCTACTGGAAGAAGGTACAATGTCTGCTAAGAATACAATAATCTATGTAGCCAGTGCTGGTACTGGCAAGACCACAACACTAACAGAACTTCTGTCAGATTGCTTAGATAAAACTACACCTGATAAGATATGCTTTACTACATTTACTAAAGCTGCAGCAACAGAAGCTATTGGTAGATGTCTAGATATGTATCCTAAATACACAGAGAAAGACTTCTCTGCATTTAGTACACTGCACGCACTATGTTACAGACGCATACCTAAGAAACAAATGCTTAACCTGCAAGACTACAAATTGATTGGAGAACTAACAGGTTACAAGATGTCAGGTATATCTACATTGTATGACCACATTGATGAAGCAACTACATACACAGCCAAAGGAGATAAGTTACTACAGTACAACTCATTGATGCGTACTATGAAACAATCAGCTAGCCAAGCACTAGCTGGTCAGTTGAATACAAACTTTACTGCTCAAGAACTAGATGACTTTAGTATCTTTTACAAAACATACAAAGAAAAACAAAACAAGTATGACTTTACTGATCAGTTAGAAACTTTTCTTAAACTTAAAATAAAGTTGGGTGTTGAGTATCTGTTTGTTGATGAAGCACAAGACTTATCACCACTGCAATGGGACATTGTTAACTTGATTAGTGATGAAGTAAAGCAAGTCTACATTGCTGGTGATGATAAGCAATCTATTTATAAGTTCTCAGGTGGTAGCCCTACCTCGTTAATAAACAAGAAGGGTAAGCGTATTGTACTAGATACTTCGTATCGTTTGCCTAAGAATGTATTAGAATATAGTGAACAGATTGCTAACCAAATACAAGAAAAGCAAGAATACAGCATAAAATGCCATCAAGATAGAGAATGTGGTCAAGTTCATAGGATTCGTTCAATAGAAGATTTAGATTTGAGCAAAGGATCTTGGTTCTTTTTGTGCAGAAACAAAGTAATGATGTCAATCTTTGAAACTGTCCTGCTTAAAAAGAATTATATTTTTATATCAGGTAGAAAAGATTCTTTGTTTAATGAAAGACAAATATTTTTTATAAAATTATGGGAAAAACTTAGACTTGGTCACAAGTTCAAAGCTTCTCTACTAAAAGAGTTGTATAGAAACTACCTACCAACTGGTACTGTAGTAGCTAGAGGTTCTAAGAACCTATTAGACAGCATGCCTGATACCAACTTGTATGATAAACAAGATTTAGTTAATGATTTTGGTCTAAAAACTCTTGCCAAGTGGGACATAGTATTTAGATTATCAGACTTGGCTAAACAAAGACTAATAAATGCAGAACAACGCAATGTATTTGACAGAATTACAGACATAGAAGTCAATACAATACACGCATCTAAGGGTAGAGAGGCTGATAATGTAGTTGTGCTACCAGATATGACAAGTGCAAGCTACGACACATACAAAAAAGAC